GCAATACGAAAGTCTTGACTTTTTTGTAGTTGTAATGTAGATACATCATTTGCATCCCCTTGTACAATTGCTCCACTTGGAGACTTAGCAAGTGTATTAATACGTGTAGTGCCATTTGGTCTCACTAAGAATAGTATTTTAGCGGCTGCCGCAGAGCCTTCTACAATTGCTTGTGTAAGAGCTTCAAGGGAGCGTAAATCTCCAATGTACTCCTCCACGAGACCACGACCATAAGATTCTCCGTCAACTCGACTGAACCTAAGTGGTATAAATGGGTTCTTATCTTTGGGGTATTTACCATAACTGTCTGGTATTGGTACATTCTGTATTTCCTGATGTATGTGCCAGTGTTTACCTTTGTCACAAATGTAGGTGTAAAGGTCGTATGGTTTGTGGGGTGTCTCTGGTGCATCTTCAGAGGGTTCAGGTAGACCAAGAGTCTTACGTGCTTCCTCTGTTAAAGTCTTAGCATTCAGAGATTCTTTTGTAATCATATATAACACGTTGCCCATAGGATCACGCTTGACAACATAACGATCCAAATGGAACACACGCATTTGTCCCTCATCTGGGACATATAGTAAGACATTACCTGTGACAATCAAGTGTTTAAGTGCTTCAAACACAGGTACACGATAGGCTTCGCCTTCAATCATCTGAAGAGTGGCCCGTTCGATCTTTGCTAAACCCTCTTCCACTGGTCCCCTTTGTTCTGGACCAACTAGATTCTCTATATCAAAGTCATCAATAGTTAGTCTAAAGAAAGGTGAGTTTGGAGGAAGCAGGGTTAGTAGTAGTTTGGATGCTAAGTGGTTGACACCACGAGCACCGACTGACTGATATGGTGTAGGGTAGTCTGTAGAATAAGTGCTACCTTCGTCCCTAATAAGCATAGGGATTGTCAAATCAGAACATTCCCTTGCTCTAGTTAGGTATGTTTCACGCTCACCATAGCAGTTTTGATACATACTAGCAATGGTTGACTCATTACTATATTCCATATTATCTTGAAGCTATTCTAAGAGCACGTTTGTTTTGTTTAGCACGTTGTCTGCCTGACCTCATAGTACCAGTACCTTTCATCCCTTCCTGACTACCTGAACCAATGGTTGCAAATTGTCCTGGTCCTTGACCAGAAGTAGAAGCGGCTGATGAACCACTGTCTCCTCCACCTTTGTCTCCACCAAATATCTGACCTTTAGCGTACTGCTTGAACTCTTCGGCTTTCTTACCAATGTAGGCACCAGGAGCATTAAGTACATCTTTAGCTTGGTTACTAATGATACCAAGGTCACTTCTTTTTACTGCTTCTTCCATAGCACCAGACCCTAAGTCAGAACGTGCTACGTCAGACTTAACGGATTCTATTGTGCTCGATACTCCTCTACCAATGTCTGACTTAGCTACGTCAGATTTGGCAGACTCAATTGTACTGGAGACACCTTGTTTAATGTCAGTGACACTAGGTACTTTAGGTGTTTCTACCTTTATAGTAGGTGTTACACTACTTACAGCTTTAGTAACTTTTTTTACAGGGTTTCCCCCACCACCACCTCCACCACCATAGCAAATGGTTTTAGATTTCGGGAATCTTTCGCAGTCCCAAGGCTGATGCAATTTTAATAAATCTTCCATAGTTATTTTACGTAAAGTTTCCCTTTACCTTTTATTTTTCTGCTTTCTCTAGTTTCTAGCTGAGAACCTTTGGCCCCACTTTTGCCTGATTTACCTTTAGCTTGAGCAGAAGTTGAATACTTACCTACTGCTGTTTGAGCACCTTGGTCTTTATCATCTCGTTTACCCCAGTTGGTAATGTTTAGATCAGACCTGCTAAAAGCATCAGCAGTGTTAGTCATTTCCTGGTTAAACTTGTCCATCAACATTCCAGTTTGCTGACCTGCGTGTAGCCCTGCTTCAGCCGCAGGTTTGGCTATCTTTTCGTGGTAATAAGATTGTGCTCTACGTTGGGCACCTTCAGCGGCATCTTTAGTACCAATTCTTTCACCTACGTAACCACCCATGTTATCCCTTATTTAAAAATAGTTTAAAATCATCACCTTCTTTTGTTTGTATAGTATTCAACCTTTTAGATAGAAGACTAAAATAAGGTGACTCAGGTTCACAGGGTATGATGTAACTTTGGTATCCCTGCTCTGTCATTAGTGTGTCACAAGCCTGGAAAACACTAAGTGATTCTCTTGGTTTAATAAACTCAGGTGCCATCCACCAGTACACAGTTGGACTGTAGATACTAAAACAACCAACAATTTCATTACCTTTTCTTACAAAGTGGGTTGGAAATATAGGATATACACCTCCTTTCTCTTGACACGCTTGTGCCAAAAGTTCCCTTTCTTCTTCAGAAACTATAGGCTTTATCTCAATATCAAGTAATGCCTTATAATCCACTGAGACCACCACCTTTGTACTTTTTGTGACCCCCTGCTGTACCAGTACCTCTGCTACGTTTTCTATACTTACGTTTAGATCCAGTAGTAGGTTCTTTTTCTGAAGGGGTTGCCATCTCAAGTTCTGCCTCTGCAACCTCTGGAGCATCCATAGGTGCAGGAGGGGGTGGAGGAGGAGGCATCTTGATCTCAGGCATTGAAGGACTCGGAGTCAGTATTCCTCCCATATTCATCCTCGTGTATTTGTTTTATTCTTTCTACAACGCTACGTTGTCCCTGAAGGAAAGACAACTGAGTAGCGTTTAAATCACCCACAGGTAATTTGTCAGGATAATATTTATCCAGATATTCTATTAGTTCTCGTATAACCATAGTCCATAAATGTCAGTTATATTACTTCACATGCGTTTCCAGTACAAGCGAACTCCTGACTGGATGTGGTGTAGTCTTCTTTTTCATAGTCACTAAGTTCATTCCATGTGATCATAGGAACCTTACTGACCATCTCAATGTACGTTTGTTCATCACACTCTTCATAGGGTGCCTGTTGGTAACTATGGTCACTATGTGGTAGAAAGCTAATGCCGCTTATACCATCGAAGTGATCGTACACCCATGCACCTACGTCTACCCACTCATCCTCTCGTACTGAGATGGTGACTGAAGGTTTGTGTTCGCACCAATGTTCAGCGTACATCTGCCAAGTCTGCAACTGTTCTATTGCAGTCATGTCATTACGTTTGACTGACCTAAGTGGACTCTGCATTGGAAATGAGAACACCATGTTAGAGTTATTCATCACATCTTCTTCACACGGAAACCCTTTCTCTACCATGAACTTAGACAATGGATCTTTTTTATCCATTCTGACTCTACGTATGTAGTAGGTTGAGTGTCTAGCATGAATACCGGATGCTGAGTTACAGAGTTGACTTACAGTACCCGAAGGTTTGACACAAGTTATTGCAGAAGAGGGGTTGATGTTAAGTTTCTTAGCCCACTCCTGATTTGTCTTGACTGCTACTTTCTTAAAGTCCTCTAGCATACCCATAGTAGGATAAGATGTCAACTCATTATCCATGATACCAGTTAGAGACACACCTAGCAACCTTTCCTCTTCACAGTTCTTTGTCCATTCAGTACCAAGATACTTGAAGTCAGTCAATGTAGACTGCATAGTACCTAGTATGGTTGCAAACTTAATCTTGTCTTTTATTGTTGCTTGGGTATCACCTTCTCTGACCACAACCTCTGATAGATTACAGAACTGTCTGGATCGTAGAATGATTTCGGAACATGGATTGGTACCGAAGTCCTCTCTAGCATCTCTTCTATCTCCAAGTTTTTCTGTGTGAGTCTGAGCGTTCTTTGACGAGTAGATACCACGCTCTCCAGACTTCGACTCGTAAAGGGAAGTCCATTCATTAAGGAATGTTCCCGTGTCAGGTTTGGAGTGATAGTTGGCAGAGTTGTTTGCGAGTGCTCTGTGTGGGTGTTCGTCCCACCATCTTCCACTTTTCGCCTTCCGCATTTGTTCATCCCCAAGGTCACTGATACTAATAAGAGCAGACCTACGAACCCCACCAACGACAACCACTTCCGCTGCTTTACATACGATGTCGTGGCATTCGATTGACTTGAGTTTTCTTCCTCTTGCATTTTCAAATGTGCGTACTGTGAAATTAAATAGAGAATCCAGTGGCTCTGGTCCAGAGGCTCTGCCTCCAAAGGTTTTCAATACAGAACCCGCAGGTCTCACTTTGCTCATGTCCCAATCAGGTACCACACCTGCATACAAAAGAGCAATCAGATCCTTGAATGCTTTTGCCCACCCAAGTTTACTATCTCTGACTGTGATCTTTGTGTCAGTCTTGTGTAGCTTGTCTGGTATCACAGGTAGTTTGCTTGTGAACTTCTCTTCCACACTAAAACCTACACCAGTACCATTCATAAGAATGTACACAATCTCATCAAAGGATCGTGGTGAGTCAATGTTCACGTAGGAACAGTTGTACCCTGCTACATTCTCTTTTTCTAACGCTGGTCCTGCTGTCATGAGACACCTCATGCTTGGCATGACATCCAGGTTCTTGACTGCATCCACGAGATCACGTAGTGTCTGTGTAGATGTAAAGTCAATATCTAGTTTCTTACTAAAGAAGTTGAAGTATCTGTTTACTGTCTCTTCCCATGTCTCTCTTCTGTTCTGCTCATAGTCCCACCGAGAGTAGCGAGACAGATGTATAAACTGTTGGTATTGCGTTGGTAGTGTCACGTATACATACTCATTGAATTTGGTTAATATATAATCACGGAACTCAGGAGTCACGCTTTTCTTTTTCACGTTCTATTAGACGATCAATATAGAACTTCGCTTTCTCCAAGTCCTTAACTCCCCCCTTCATATCATAGCGAGATACATATTTTATAATGTTTCCCTCTAAAAAGTCAAGCCCATTCTTCAGGATGTAATCCAAAGGCTCTATTTGAAACCCTGCACAATAGTGTTCAGGCTTTGTTATGTCATCGAACTGTCGGTTCACATAGTCTTTCAGGTCTTTAACAAGCTCATCAGTGTTCTTAGGTCTCACATTATCAGGAAAGTCATCTTGACCCAAGGTCTCCACGTACCTCATCTGTGGGTCGTACTGTCTCGTCCTCTCATCTCTATCCATTTGGTCTTTGTTGTAGTCTGCCATCTGTTCACGCTGCTTCAACGATTTCATCATAAGGATACCATAATTTAGGGTAAATGTCAAGACCATCATACTGGTCCTTGCGTAGAATGTATGCCATACGTGCTTGTAGTATAGCCTCATCCCTACTTAGTTTAGCTTTGATAAACGTATCAACAACAGCATCCCACATATCTATGTCTTCCTCTATTGCTTTGTCAAGTATACGTTTGGCTTTGACAGGACCAACACCTGGGCACCCTTTGTACCCATCAGTAGCATCCCCTGTCAACGTCTGCATATAGAAGTGGTAGTCTGCTAGACCCTCGTCAACATAGAACACTTCTTTCTTCTCAAAGTCCCAATGGTAACCTGGAACTGTAAGAAGATCCTTATCAACAGAGACAATACAACAATGATCTGGAAACATGGTGTTCTTTACACCTAATAGATCATCAGCCTCTAGCCAATCAGACTCAAAGGCATCATATTTTTCTCTTACGTAGTCTTTTGCATTGTTAAAGCATAACGGTTTCCTAATTCCTGAACGATGTTGTTTATATTCCTTGAAAATTTTTTTCCTAAAATTATTCGGACTTGAGAAGCAGATGGATAGCTCATGTACACCTGAATCTCTCTGTAGATTACCAAGCTCAGAGTCTATCATTGTCTTGACTTCTTGAAAGTCAGCATGGAGTGTCCAAAAGTCAT